AAAGAGCAAAAAAAATAGCGGCAACTCTTTGAAGCCACCGCTAACTATTTTTCTTATACTAAAACTATAAGTCCCGTAATTTTTCTAACTAAGAGGCGTTTTTCTTTCCCTTATCTCCGATTTGCTCATTCTTTGCTGCTTGTTCCTCTTTGATTTCTGCAAGTTCCTCTTCTACCCTATCAGCATTTCCGGCAAACATGATTCCCTCACGCGTTGACCAGATGCCACCACTGACAGCGGAAACGGCAGTGGTCACCTTATCATTCAAATCATCAATCATATATGGAACCAGTTCTGTTTCTATGTCAATGGTCTGCGATGCCTTGCTAAACTCGGTTGGATTGATAGAGCCTAAAGCGGAAACAATGAAATTTACTCTCCGCTGCAAGAACTCACCGATAACCTCACCGTGATTTTCTACCGCCATATGTGCACCCATGAACATAAAGCGGAAAGCGGTTCCTGATGCTTTGCCTACCCCCTTCAACGTCTCAAAGGATATTCTTGGAGTGTTTGACATATCATAAGCCATATTAGTGAGTGTTTCTGCTTCAAAACGTACCGTATCCGGAACTTGGTTCCACGTCAGATACTGGGCATCCGCACCTTCACCTGTAAGTTTGACCATTCTATCCTTAACCTTACCCATGAAACCCTCTACATCACCAATTAGCTTCAATAGTGGGAAGAAATGGTAGTCTATACAATCAGCATAATTGGATAATAGTTTCTCCAACCGGACCCGAAAAGTCTTTATCTTCTTGCAATAAGGTTCAGGACGATAAGCATAGAGAACCGGTAGTTTTGGGAATCCATGAGTAAAAGGAGTTCTTTCTTCATACCCTTTAGACAAATCCCATTGATAAACCATTTTGTCCGTGATAGTCATAAAGCAGGTGACCTCCGAATCATCCATGAGCTTCTTTTTATACTCACGTGAGAAAGCAATCATTTTACCTTCGTCGTTAAAGAACGGGTATAGCTTATCACCTCTGAATGGAGACCATAACACGCTTTTCAGTTTCTTGGTGGGCTTGACCTTGCCACCGAACGTAGTCTTAACTTTCTTCCAAAACTTTGCCCAAAACGAATCATCATCGGTAACATACCAATATTCTGCCGCTTCTTGTTCGGAGAGCCAGGCACGGACAATCTTCTTGTTTTGGTATTTGATTTTGTTGGATTTAAATACAGCCTTTACCGCATCCAGCAGCTTCTTTTCATCATCATCAGTCGGAATGCAATCCATAGACGGTTCTGTGCCGACCGTGAAAGCAGTTTGGATGTTCACGATATCCTGTTCCAATGGAATGGAGATACGGTTCACCGGTTCAGTCTTATACTTTGCTTCGATTTCATAAGTCTTACCCGTTTTTTCATCGAAGTGCTTCTCTGCTTCTTTTTCAAGAACCTTTCTGTCCGGATATTTCTTTTTGTCAACCATGATTTCATGTCGTTCCGGATTCCAATCATCCCAAAGTTTGCAACGGTCGGGAAGTTCAGTCTTCCTACCTTTCTTCAGGTAGTTTATCTTCTGCCCGATGTCAGGCAATGCTAATATTTCTTCTAAATTCAATGGCATAGTTTATATTTTTAATGTGTGAATATTCCTGTTAAATCTTTCGGCTTCTGAATCTTACCAAGAAGCTCACCCAATACATAGTAACGTACAGCATCTATTCCGTGATTGTCATGGTCTTCCGGTTCGTTGATATAGTTCCCGTCCTTATCCTTTGCCCAAACATACTTTCTGAACTCGCTTTGCAAGTTGTACGAGCGTTTGGTTATATAAATCTCCATATCTTTCATTTTGTCAATTCCGGCATTGATAGAGCCTGCACCTTTCTCTACGGCATATATCTTGATTCCTCCGTTGTGTATCTCTTGAATCAAACGTGGGTCTGCGCTGTCAGCAATGACTTTCAATCCCCACGGGCGAAGAGTCTTGATGATGTCAGAAGAAAGCAATCCAGTACGGTAATCCACTTCATCCAAGTAAAGGGCGTTATCAACGATACCACAACGAATGGAAGCAGACGGGTCATGCGTATAACCGAAGTCTTGCCCGAAAGCAATTTTCTTTGCCCAAGCCGGGAACTCGTCAACAATTCCCCACTTCTTGAACACAGCACCTTCTGCAACGTCAGCCCACCGGCCGATAACCACATGAGCATACTTTTCAGGATTACTCACCTTCATATCTTCCACCTCTTTCAGGAACTCAGGAGAAAGGTTATCCAAGTTATCAAAATACGTAGTATGGATATGGAGCACATTCGGATGAGTGGAAATCTGAACCTGCACACCGTCAATCTCTACCAGCTTGTGAGTTTTCTCAATGTATTTCTTGTAGATGAAGTGATTGGAATCACATGGGTTCATTATAATGATAATCCGGTTCTGAATACCCTTCTTGCGAATGGAGAGCATTATCTTGTCGAACTCATCTTCGCTTGTCCACTCTTCCGCTTCATCGCAGACAAAAGTCGTAATGCCTTGAATGGATTTCAGTTTTGCTGTCTGGTTTCCGGAAGAAGTCTTGATACCCCGAAACATGATACGGCTCTTAGTCATCTTATTGACTATGTCCGTCTTTGTGGTCTTGAAATATTTCGTGGTACCGTCCAAATCTATCTTCTCCATCATTTCGGGGATGATAGACATACCGGCAGAAACCATCGTGTAACGGGTGTAAAGAATCTGATGAACTATTTTCTCTACGGGAGTCATTTCAAAAGTCAACCGCTCAATAAAGGTAGAAGCATTGAAAGACTTTCCCGAACCACGCCCACCGGTAATAAGAATTATAAATTTTTCCTTATCCTCGTATAATGGATGGTAAATTTCTTGAGGTACTATCATTTCAGCTTGTCTTTAATCCAAGAATCAATGTTGATGCCATGCTCTATGTCTGTTGGAATATATGCATCATCTTCAGCTCTTGGAGCCGGTCTATTCCATTGTTCGGGCTTACGGTTTTTGAGCCAGAAAATACCAGCTGTTGTATCAGGTGGTACTTCTTGGTCTAATTCCACAATCTCTACCCGTTCTTTCTCGCATCTGCGACCTTCTTCATCGAAAAACACATCTTTCACCTTAATAGCCTGTTGAACTTTTACCTTCATCCCCATAGCCTTACGATAAATCTTGCTTTCAATGGCAAAATCAATGGGCGCACGCCCATTTTTTAATGCTTTAGATAATTTAGGCAATTTACCTTTCAACACAGAGAAATGCGCTTCACTGTAGCCGATGTTTGCTGCGATTTGCTTATCGTCCAAACCATCACGTGCCCAACCCTCAATACGGATTAGGTTCTGTTCATCATCAAAATCAAACTTCGGCTTTGCCATACTTATTCAATCAGTTTTAAAACACCTTCCCCTTTAGCGAACTTATCATCTGTACTTATACCAAGCAGGTCACAAAAATCAGCCTTAGCTTCGTAGGAGGAGAACGAAAGCATTATGTAAGCTTCTTCATTGAGTTGGCGTTCCTTAGCCACTGCCTTAACCTGTTGCTTAACCTCTTTCATGTGAGCTTTCTTTTCTTCTTCTGTTCTATCAAGACGCTTTGATTCTTTCACCGGGGAAGATAGCAAATTATCTAAAGAATCAGACAATCTAATATCATCAATACCACTTATGGATAGAATATCATTAAGTTCAGCTTCACTCAAACCGACATCGGAGTAATCAATATCATTAATGTAATCAGCTATCAAATCAATATCTGGTTTAGTATTTCCCACGGCCATGTATGTAAGCTGTTCCTTCTCAGCCTTATCATCCAGATTTACGACCTCAACCTTAACATTGTAATCCGTGCTGGAAGTACCATCGTATTTATAATGCAAATCCATTGCTTTTATCCTGCGATGCCCGTCTATAAGATTTCCCGATTTCTCATTCCATACGATACCGCCGAGGAAACCCACTTTTTGCAAGTTCTTCTTTTGCAGTTTTACCCTCTCATCAGAATGCCTTTTAGGATTAATCGGATTCAGATTTATTTTGGAGCGCTTTATAATTCTTGTCTCACTTTGCTTTAGTTCTTTCATAATCGTATTCAAATAGTTTTCGTTCCACCAAAGGGTATTCATTTATAACTTTCTGCAAATCACCCGGAAATCTATTACGAAGAAAAAGAAGGTAGTTAATATCCGTTATGTCCGTTCCGGATGATTGATGCTTGGAATCGTATGATTCCGGTTTGATTAAACCAGCCCTGCTAATATAATCCATGACGTCTTTATTTTTGTATTCAGACAATGGATAACACTTCTTTTGCGCTTCATTAATTCCGTTCATGTCGTATGTACGTAGCATCAAACGCCTGTTCATTGAATCGGATTGCTTAAAGCCGAAGAAAGCCCACTCAATATTGTATTTCTCCCTTACTATATCTGTAAGCTGAGCCATGCTGTAAAGTTTCTGTTTCTCATTTTTCTCGCATCCCATATACCCAATGCGTCTATAGGAATAAACTGCAAAATGAGGAATCTGCACATACTTAACATTTGGATATTTATTACAAGCATAGTTTATATAACGGTTAATATGAGATAAGTCTTTAACAACGTACATATAAACGCATACAATTTCTTTAAAGTATGGTGAAATAAGGTCTAAAAGGGCTATACTGTCTTTACCCGATGCCGAGTGAAACAATATAACCCTGTCAGTCCTTTCGGCGATAGTTTTTATTATATCTATTGCCTTTTTCATCATCAAGCAATCCTACCACCTACCTTACGATTAATTCTCGCTCTTTGGGCTGCATTTCTACCCATAGATTGAAAACGACCAGCTTCATAGTCTTTTCGAGTGCGATATTTATTACCGCTCGCATCAGTTGCGTAAGTTTCTCCCATAATCTTAAATTTTAAATTAAACAATCTTTTTACCAATAAGTAAAGCCACCGAAGTGGCTTATATTATTTCAATCCATCATGATGAATAATCTCACAGATATGTAAATAATAGAACAATGGCACTTCTTCGGGCGGATTTTTCTTGAAATCTTCTAGCTGTTCATCGAAATCATGAAAATCAAATTCATCGTGCATGAACTTTATTCCTTCTTCTGTTATTTCGCCTATACCAATTTCATCAATGGCGACATCAAGTGTCCATGGTGCACCAGTACTATAAAAATGAATAGCTTCTATATCAGTCCTTAAAATAGGTTGACATTCTTGCTCGCGTCCAGCTTTTCTAAATTTCTCGTTTTCGTCAACTTGCGCAAAGTCCGTGAACATCTTCTCATATTTGGCGCTAAGCATACGTGTTTCTATGCTCTTTTTACCATTCAAAATATCTAAAGCGTTTTCTTTTGTCATTATGAGCGAATACGCTTCTATCTCTTGACCATTATAATTAATCTTCATATCACTATATCGTTATAAAATTTATACATAAAAGATAGTACCCCAAAGGTACTACCACAACCAAAGATAACGAAATATCTTCAATCGTTATACACGACAATTGGCTTATTGTCGTGAACTAAGCCATTTGTCCCGTCTTTCTCTACACGCCTCTAAGGTAGGCGCACAACAAGCAAAGAGTTCACCACTTTCAGTACGGTAATCGTACTGGTACATTCTCACTCTCTTTCTGCCTAACTTCGTTGCGTAGGTAGTGTAATTCTCTTTGCCGGGCTGGCATACGCTGCAACCGTTTACATTTATTGAGTTCATAATTCAAGTAATTGTTTCGTTTTATCCACGTCTACAAAACTCGTCCACCCTGCTTTATGCAGCTTTATAGCTGCCTCTCTGATTGTGATTTTGCCACTCTTGACACTTTCTTTCAAAGATTCTAATACATTCTTCATTCTTAATTCATTTTTACGTTCAATCTTTCTTCACTCGTATAAGCCACTACAAGCCCAGTTTCATCATGCTGTATGGTGATGTACTTTTCACCCCTCTCTATAGTAGAGAAGTCATAAGGGGTTACCATCTTACCCAATACCTTGCCCAGTTGCTTCATCAGTGGGGCTTCAGGGCTGATAACTAAAACTAAATCTGCTTTCATAATCGTGTATATTGTGGTAGCCATAAGGCTACCGGATTAGAACTCAACCAATATCAATCTTTCTAAAGAACCTGATGCTTTCACCCACATATGATTATGTCCGAAACCATAATCGAAAAACAGTTTAAAATAAGGGTATCTTACTATTAAAGAGTTCATACAGCCTCTTAACTCGTTTTCTGACATACAAGAAGTTATTTCATTGATAATTTGAACGAAAAGGTGTAAAACTTCTGGTTCATTATTCAATAACGGTTTTTCTATAACTGCTTTTAAAAATATATTTTCTTTCATATCCTTCTATATTGCGCAGGGCTTTCGCCCTGCTGGTTAAACTCAGTTTATTTCGTAATAAGGTTGCTCGCCTCTAATAACTCTCTTTGCATCTGCAATGCTATCATACAGCTTTGATTCGTCATTATCTATGATTACAAATTCTTGATGAAAGCCATCTTCAAACACTGTTATTATGTGACCTTTGTAACTTACTTCTCTGATGATATTCTTTGTTGTCATAATCGTATATCTTTTAATTGTTATTACTTCGTTTCTGATGATGCAAATGTAATGATTAAAATCATACATACAATAAATAAATATACTATTTGTATGATTATTATCATATATTAACAAAACAGCATAAGTATGATTATAATCTAAATATATTTTAATACAAATGACTATATTCAATCAAAACAAGCTGATTTAATTTGTTTATTCGATTTTTACCCCTATATTTGCATCTGATTAAAATCATACACACATGGAAGTAAAGACAATAATCAAGCAGAAAGGCTTCACAATGGAATCCGTTGCAAAAAAAATGGGTATAACAAGGGTTACACTTGCCCAAAACCTTAGTAGAAATCCAACAGTAGGAACATTACAGAAGATAGCAGATGTTATTGGATGCAAGGTTGGTGACTTCTTTGTTGATGATATGGATATAAAAGATGATGCCAACACCATCACCTGCCCCCACTGTGGAGGTAAAATACATTTTGACGGAGAACCACATATGCCGGAACACAAGAATATACGAGGGAAAGAATACTATAAATAAAAAAATATGGAACTAAAAGACTTTATAAAAGAAACACTTAGTCAAATAATAGATGCTGTTTCAGAAACACAAGAAAAATACAAAGATAAACATGTCCTAATTTGTCCCGATGATATTCAATCTGAAAAAGGAGAATATTATATTGACAATGAATCTCATTATGAATATTATAACCGAAAGACCAAAGTACAAAATATAGAGATGGACATAGCTATTTCCGTTACCGAAAAAGAAGGTAATAAATCAGGAATAGGAATCGCCAAAATTATAAATGTTGGTACTTCGTCAGAAAATGCAATACAAAATGAAAGTGTTAGTAAAATAAAGTTTTCCATTCCACTTGTTTTACCAACAAGTAATACAAGAGAGTATTACCAAAAATATGTGAAAGATTAAAAGTAAAGCCAGAGCATTAAACTCCGGCTTACTCATTGATAACCTCATTAAAAGCAATAAAAGCGCACCAAAATGATGCGCCTTCTGTTGTCAATTAGTTCTTGATTTTATATCAGAGCCTCACGGCTAGAATATCAGAATCTGACAGCTTCCATTCTTCTGAGAAGATTATTATATCTCTCTTGTATAAGAGCTCTTTGTTTATCGGAAGCTGTTACAATCTTTCCCTTATATTTCCGCATGACAGATTCATTCATGCCAATTTCCTTTGCAAACTTACTGGCATTTATGAAAGGAAATGCCTCGAAGAATCCGCTTAAATCATATATGTAATCAACAGAATACCCAGACTTATACCACACAGGAAAGTCTCCATGTTTTTCTTTATAATATTCGGCCTGCTCCTCAAGTACGGACATAAAATCATCTTTCGCTTCCTGCTCTGTAAGCCCAAAACCGTACGCTCCGTTCACATCCTCCGAATATACGGAAATACCCCCATCATTCGCCTTTTCGATAATTGCCTTAATCTTCTTCATAATCGTGTATTTTAAATTCGTCAATTAAAGCACCCACCGAAGTGGGTGCAGTCCTTTCACTTCTTTAACCCTGCCTTTTTCAACATACTGTCAAGAGTACCATTGGGTATCTCTTGAGACTGATGTCTGCCAACAGGAATAAAGTAGTCAAAGTCGGGATGAACATATTTATAATGTTTCTTTCCCTTTTTGATTGTCCAGCCAGCTGATTCAATCAATTTGTAAAACTCTGAATACTTCATAAAATCAAAGAACATTTTTAATTGACACTACAAAAGTAACATATTTGTTACAATAAAACAAGCAAAGATGAAGAAAGAAATAACATATTTGTTACTTTTAACACCGTGTACACATAACAAAAGCCGGAGCACTAAACTCCGGCTCATTAATTGATTAGCCCTTTGATTCTTAACCGATTTACGATTTCGGTATAAAGATACTCTATATCCCCGCTGAAATCCCCATAGTTCTGATAGAGAAACACGACATCAGCGCAGTTGTCGGAAATTGTACTCTTGGACTGAACCCCAAGTACCCTTGACATCTCTTCGCGTAACCCAGCTGTCATTTTCCCACCGGCAAGCGAACTTGGAGAAAACAGGTACAGGATAATGAAGATGAACTTCTTCCGCTGGGTAACACTGTCAATATTCGGTGGACATCCTCTCTCATTCAGCAACTCAACGAATATTTTGTAGATTTCATGGATAAGGCTTTTGTCTTTCAAAATTGGGGTGGTCAAGGCGTTTTCTTCCTCTGAAAGTTCTGATTTCTCAATTCTAATCTTTTTAAGGCGAATTATTTTGTTAAAATCCAGTTCCATAACACGATTATTTTAAAAGTAAATAGTATATTTGCATCATAATCGTGTAAGGAAGAGCTGATTCATGGTCGTGCGTGGGTTGGCTCTTTTTCATTTTTCCCCATTCGTGCTGACGAATGGTTTCTTTTCCAAATCATAGCAAGTGATATATACCCGTTTCCCATTAACATCACATAGAGCAAGGGCATATCCTTTCTCTAGTATTTTAACCGGCTGATTGTCGCAATAGACAGTACTTCCAACCGGAACTCTTATAAAATGACGTACTATCATTTGATTATCTTTAGCTTGTTATACCAGCGTGAAGAGAAAGGGAACCACCCGATTAGGAATGATTCCCCGAAAATAGTTACTTTATATAGTTTGCTCATGGCTATTTCTTTTTCAAATTAGACATCACACATTTAATCACTTCATAAATGAAAATAGCAAGAAAAATAGTAGTCCATGGATATTGGTTTATCAGTTCATAAAAATCTCTCATAGTTTTACCTCCTTCCACTCACTTTCTATAATCACATGTTCACACTTATTACACCTATGCAAATAAGTTGGGAATGGTGCCGTTGTATAGTCCTCAACAGCTATTTCTATACTGCCACATTCCGGACATTCTATCTTTACCTCTTTGATACCGGGATAATCCCAAAAGGATAATTTGCCTTTCACGTCCTTAATTGGATTTTCGTAGAGAATAGGGTTAGCTAGTACCCAGTTATAAACTCCTTTCTCTGCCCAGATGGAAGGATGGTTTTGTACACAGTCTATTATCTCGACGCTTCCGATTATGGAGCCTGTACAAAAACTAAAATCTTTCCACTCTTTGTTTTCCGGTAATGCCAATAACTGCTCATTGGTAAGTATTGAATCATAGAAATTATCATAATTCAAAGGTTTACCGCTTGAATGAATCAGTACCCTCTGCCCTAAGTATTTCTTAGGGCAGCTCCAAGTACGGTTCTCAATGTCTTTAATACCATGGACTATCAAAGAGGCCCACGGCTGTTTTATGGTTATTGCTTTCATTTTTTATTGTTGTTCTTTAATATATCATCGAAAGACGGAATAGGAAGCCATGCCAACACGATACTGTTTCCGTGAGTCCATATTCCCTTTATATCTAAATTGTTGCTTCTACGAAACGTTTCTTTTTGAATATATGGTACGCCATAACCCATTGTCAAAACGAAGATTTTTTGTTCTTCTTCCGGCAACCTTTCTTTAACGTTAATCCAAGGCGATTGCTTTGACTGCCACTCTGCACCACATTGAAAATCTTCCATACTATCAGCATGACGTGAAACGTAGGTATCCGCGTCAACTTCTTTCAGAACGTCTTTTCTGAACTTCGTTTTATTAGTAGCATAATCGTATGCTACTTCTTCTACTGTCTGTTTCATATCTCTCCTTTCCACCTATCCTAGCAGCATATACATTGCTACTAGGAATAGATAATAAATTGTTGTTTTACTCATTACTATTTTGTTTTGAATTAAAGTACAAAGCATTTCACCTTGTAAAACAATCTACCTGGTGAACTCATGGCATAAACGTCTCCGTTGGCAAATTCAATTTTATTGCCTGTGCAGTTGATTATTCTATTATCTTCACTCTCCAATTTAAGAACCTCTTCTTTTGTCATATTTCATCCTCCTCTATTTCAAGTAAGACATTAAGTTCCACACTATCCGTAAATCCATCATCAGGATATACAGTTTCTTTTTCTACATATTCAATCCCGTGAACACGTATAAATTTAGCGTTCTCTTCATCCCAGTTTGATTCTGTTCTATCTGTGAGCATAAATACATTGGCTGATTTAGGCATTTTTTTAAGCTTTTCTATAAGCTCTCCAACAGTTAATGTTTTCATAATTTTATTCCTTTTTAATTTAATATTAATCATCTTCAACGAAAGTGTTAGTCGTGTTTATCACACCAGCAGAATCAACGCTCTTACCATCCCGGATAAACACTTTTTCTCGCATTAACTCTTCATAGTCATATCGTGACATTCCGATTACACACACACGACCATCAACATACAATTTACATTTCATTAATTCAGTTTCTTCTATCGGACCGATAACATCTATTTGAATTGTTCTTTTATTCATAATTCATTCCTTTCTAAATTAATTATTAGTTAATTGGCAGTTTCATAAAACACATCCACATAGTCTTTCCATGTCTTCCAGTAGTATGGCCGAAGAGTGGTTGCCGATTGATGGCACTCAATACTTCCCTAACTGTTATCTGATCCTCATTCCATTTGAAAATCAGAACTCCGTAGTCATCCAGAACACGAAAGCATTCATCAATTCCCTTTTTTATCACCCTTGGCCAATCTTCAGGAAGTTTACCATACTTCTTGGCTAACCAACTATTTTTGCCAACCTTTAGCAAATGGGGTGGATCAAACACTACCAGTTTAAAGGATTTATCCAAAAACGGCATATCGGTAAAGTCCGATACGATGTCTGGGTGGACTTTCAGATTCCGCCCATCACAAAGAATGTATTCTTCGTCCCTAATGTCAGCAAACAAAGCCAAAGGGTTTTTTTTGTCAAACCAAAACATTCTACTGCCACAACAGGCATCTAATATAAGTTTTCCATTTTCCATTAAGCTATTTCTTTTGATTTCTTCAATCTCAACTTTCTCAATACTTTGCAAAGTGCTTCAGTATTTTTTCTCGCTTGTGTAACCTCCACCGCATTCCCGATAAATTTCTTTTGGTCAGCTTGTGTGCCTATTAAAACATAATCTTCAGGGAATCCCATAATCTTTTTGAGTTCCGGAATGCGAAGCATCCGCATTTTAATATCCACTATGCCATACAGTGCCATGAACTCCTTTATCTTCACGGTCATAGGACTATCATTGTTGTAGATTTCAATCGCTACCTGACCGCTTTCTGTTGCTACCAGATAAGGCGGCATCTTATCCATGCGGGCTATTAATGTGAAGCAGGGGCTATCAACAGAGCCGCCAGCACTGTTGAACTGTGGATTCATCAGATAGTGCCATTTCCTGTTTGCGGTAATGGTCTGGGAGGGTTCCTCTATACTGCTACCTACATTTGAGAATGCAGTATTCATTATCCACGGCTGGTATGTTACCAAGTTTTGTTTCGGTGTTGTGGTAACAGCGGGGCATGGCGAGTTTATATCAGACACCTGACCACCTCCAGAATATTGATTCATAAAAAATGGAGATACAAGGGAAAGTCTGTCTTTAGTCAGAAGTGTAGGACAAGGCTGATTAATATCCTTTCCTGTATCCTTAAAGTTATAAGAACACATAAATCGGCTTTCAATTAAAGCCATCCTGTCCTTCGTTGTGACCGTTGGAGCTGGAAGGTCTACCGAATGATTATGTCCATTTCCATAATAAGCAGAAACAAAAACATGGTGGTCTTTGCAGGTGATTGCACCTGCCGGTTCTTCTACAGACACATTCTTGCTTTCGGGATGTCCGCTGAACTGTTTGGAGAGGAAACTTACCTGTACCTTTGCAAAGCGGTTTTCAGTAGTCAACACTCCGCATGGTTCATCAACTGATTTGCATGTGTCTTGAGGGCGAACCGTATTGTAACGGGAAAGGAAAGCATCCTTTCCTCCGGCTACAAACTTGATAAGTCCAGCATAGATACGTTCAAGCGTTTTCTCTGCAAGAGGCTTTTCCCTGAAGATGGTAGTTCCTTCATCAGAGAAATCAAGCACATCTTTTACCGGCTTCCACTTCTCCAGCCGCGAGAACATATCTTGCCTACCACCTTTACAATGGGTCGGTTCTGGGAATACTATCGGCAAGTTCTTTTTAGCAAAGATGCCGAAGAAGCGTTTTCTTGTGGTGTAGGCACCGAAGTCGGCAGCATTTAAGATGCGGTGCTCAAAGTTGTAACCGTACTTCTTGACATTGCGCACCCACTTTTGATAAAGCCGGCCTTTGTCCATGCTGATAGGTTTCCCATTCTCATCCATATCTCCCCATGACATAAACTCTTCTACATTTTCAATCTGAATGTAGTCAGGGTCTATAACATCAATATAACGGAAGAGATGTTCTGCCAACGTTCGGCTGTCGGCATCTCTCGGCTGACCGCCTTTGGCTTTCGAGAAGTTAGTACACTCCAAAGAGGCATGAAGCATTATCATGGCATCAGGGTATAGCTGACGGATACGTTCTACAATAGTGCTTATCGGGGAAAGTTCCAGTGTACGGATATCCTCAATAAAGTGAAGTGCATCAGGGATATTGGCATCATGTGAAAGAATGGCATTCTTGTCATGGTTCACACAACAAACAACTTTTGCACATTTATTTCCATCCAATCGTGCTGCTTCCACACCTTCGGATAAGCCACCAGCGCCACAAAAGAGATCAATAACAAATAGTTCTATATCGGACAGACCTTCAATGGATTTTAAGATGTCTTTCTGCGATTTCATAACTTCTCCTTTTTAAACAGGTGGCTGAACGCATTATCCAAATCCAAGTCTAGATTCAGTTTGGACGGGAAAGATTTAATGTATTCGTACATCTTATAAGCGAGGTTGTCATCATCACCGCATCTGTCAATCAGTGTGAGCAACATGGCGTTCACCATGTCAGAATCATTGCCGAAGTTTTCCTGAGTGGATTCGCTGCAATGATTCACATCACTTTTCAATCTCTTTATCGCGGCTATGGCTGTGTTGAAGTTTCTTTTTGAATCGTGTCTGAGTTCAAAGCCTTCTTTCTTGTATTGCTGCTGCATTTCTAGAAGGTTGGTTTCTAAAACGTCCGTGAGGACAAATACGATGTTGGTTATCGTATTCAGTTTGTCTGTTCCTTGCATAATCGTGTATTCTTATTTCTAATTCGAATGAATCCCCTTCGTTCTGTTTCTTCTAACAGTGGAAAGTCTTCATTCTTGATTTCACATTCTGTTTCGTAGTTCACGGAAGTATAACTTGGGATATTGAACTTTTTCCGGATTCTTACGATAACATCCGGATTTCTTGTTACCCAGTAAACGGTTATTCTCATGGTGATATCAGCATTTTTCTAGCTTCCTCATCTCCTGCATCAGCACGGTGCTTGATTTCAATGTACTCAGCATAAGAGGTTCTGTTATCTCCACGCTCCTCTATCTCTTTTTCACGTTGGTTTCTGTATCGTTCACGCTCTTTCCGTTCAATATCTTTCCGACGTTCAGAAACGTAGTCCAGCATCGCACTTGTTATTTTCAATGGATCTATTGAACCGTAGAACCGCCCATACTTCCCTGACTTAAACCGTGCTATGAAAAAACAGATTTCAGCGGCATTTATATAATAATACTCCGAAAGGAATATCTCCGATAGTTCAGAAAGTTGCTCTTTCGCTATCTTGGTTGAAACTTCTGCAAAGTCATTCAATGAACCAAATTGTATCTTTAGCCATTCTATCGGTGTTTCATCCCCATAAGTAGAAGACAATAGCCCTAAACTCGGAATGCTGTCATTCAACGCCAGTTCTGAATGGGTTGCATTACATCTGACAAGTTTGAACTGCAAATCAGGGTTGTAATCAAGAATGAATTGTGCAGGATCGGGATATTTATTCAATAACGCCCTCTGCTTCAAGTTCCTTTCTCTTTTTTGCGGCAGCTTCTCTAACGGTTGTAGCGACTGCAAGAACTGAATCACGTTTTCGCTGCTCGCTATCCTGTTGATTTTTACTAAGTCTTGTCCCATTATAGTTTCCTTCCAATATTTTAGTAAAGTTTGCTTGTTTGAAAATCCAATCAAAGTCGCATTTCCAATTGCGGTCATTAGCTCCAAGTAAGAACGGGGATTGAAGAATGAGATTGAAAACACTCCTCACTGACTCTTTCCCATATTGGGCTATCCGGGCTTTTACAGCCTTTTTTCTCACATCAGTCATTGATCTTATCTGCTGGAGTCTGTCTTTGAATGTGGTATTATAGTATTCCATCAATCCGCTGTAATCAATCTTTTCAGAGGGGGATGGCGAAGAAAGCTTGGCTTTCTTTGATACTCCGTCAGGAGTATTTTCTTTCTTTTGATGTAGAGATATATCTATATACTCTCTTTCTTCTTTCTTTGTATTTGTGCCCTCTGTGTGCCCTGATTTTTGTAAAAGTTCGGATTGCGGTAGATTGTTGTTCATGGGCTGTGCCCCAAGTTGTGCCCTTAGTTGTGCCCATTCGTGTCTTAATTCATTGATTTCCTTTTCAATACCTGTGTCCTTACTTGTGCCCTTGGTTGTGCCCATTGGATTATATTCTTCATATTTACATAAGGTTATAAGGTTCATTCCTTGATTGCACTCAACAGTTATCATACCTTTCTTTCTAAGATGCACAAGAAAGGAACGCACCTTCTTTTCAGACCATTTCCAACGCTGTGACAGAAATCTTATGGATGCAGGATATTGACCTCTTGAATAAGAGATTTCTCGACCTCCGATACTCTCCTTTCGGGGCGTTACCTCAAATCGTGCAGACTGAATTAAGTCTAACCACGCTTCGCAACTGCTAAAAGTACGGGCTTCATTCCACATTTCATTCGAGAAAAACCTGCGGCTTAGCCTCAAAAATCCTTCTTCCATAGTTTTAGAATCTTACGTTAGTCAACTGCCTGTTATTAGAGTACACTGCCCATTTACCATTTCCACTATCAACAAGGCGAAGATCCTTCACTTCTCCAAATCGTTTTTTGTTTCCACAAAGGTCAACGATCCATCCGGCCTCTTTACTCGGGTGCGGACGGATAGCACGACCGACTATTTGATACCACAGTGCCAAAGACATCGTAGGACGTGCCATGACAATCGTATCCAGTTCTGGGTAATCAAATCCGGTAGTAAGTACGCCGACATTGGCCACGACCGGAATTTCTCCGGCCTTGAATGCCTCAAGAATACTCTCTCGCTCTTTCTTTGGGGTTTCTCCTGAAACGATGGCCGCTCCGGGAATAGACCAGGTAAGGCGTTCAGCTTCTTTCAAAAACCTCGTGAAGACCAATATACCTTTTCGTTTTATCCCGCTTTTAGGGTTCATTAGTCTTTGCACAATGCTGACCAGAAACCCGTAAAAATCGATACGCTCATACTCCTTTACGACAGACTTGTCTGTGTAGTCGGCTCCGGTCGTGTTCACCTTCAGATTAAGTTCATTCCATCCTAAAGGGTTCATTTCATAATAATTCAGTTTTGACAGATAACCCATATCCAAAAGGGTGGAAATTTGAACCTGATAAATGACCTCAGAGAATACACAAGGCCGGGTCCGGGTGATAAACTTCAACATACTGCCAAAATCCCTGCTTGATGAAAGACGGTAAGGTGTAGCCGTCAATCCAAGCACCTTGCACTTCAGCATAGAAAGAAATGATTTATACATTCCTTCTTTCGGGTTAACCAGATGGCATTCATCTATAATTATATTCTTGAAATGCTGAAAAAGCTCAGGATGATTGACAACACTACCAATCGTAGCGAATGTTATTCTTGAAATCTCTTTCCGCCCAAATGATGCGGAATATATGGAACAGTCCAGAATACCATACGAACAGAGCTTCAGATAGTTCTGTTCGAGTATTTCCTTGCTAGGTTGAAATACCAGCGTATGCCCTTCAAGGCGGCTAGCAATATCGGCTATTACCAGACTCTTCCCTGCCCCAGTCGGCAGCACCATGATGGCATTGTTCTTCTTGGCTTTGTTGGCAAAGAAATTTACCGCTGCATCACTAGTCTTTTGTTGATAATCACGTAGCTTGTACATATTTCTCGTTGTCTTTTACGATAATCGGTTCGTCCTCACTCAAACGGTTTAAAAAAGAAAGCACAATGTATGCTTGTTCCTTATTCATCCCAACGGGAGAAAATGATCCATCCTCGTTTTTTACCATCATTACGAATGTTCCGGGCTTTAATTCATTCATAGTCCTTTCTCCTTACCCAACTTATCTCCCAAAGCCTTATAATACTTTGTGAGTTCCATTAACTCTAAATCACTCCATTTCTTTGTTTGTCCGGCCTTCCATGCCAGCTTATCGAAACGTTGCTGACCGATTTTGACCTTCAAGTTCTTTTCATATTGTATCAGATGGTCAGCACTGAATCGGTTGCACGCCCGGCATTCTGCGTGGGCGTTGTCCTCGTCAAAGCGTGTGGCCATGTGGCGGCGCGAATGGAAGTGTCCGCAATCGGCCTGTGCGTATGGCTTTATCTGGCCGCATGAGATACAACGGAAATACCCGTTTGGCATACAATCACGAAGCCGGATATAGCGGCTGAAAACTTTGTCGAGTTTGGCCACTAAATCCGGCTTCTTCTTAATCTTGATACCTGCCTTGTCAAATAACGGCAAAGGCTTTTCTTTCTTCTTTTTTGGTTTCTTGATATAATACGGCATTATTTGAATCCCCATTCTTTTATGTAATCAATATTCTTTGGAAATCCATCTACTTGTTGAGGACTTAAAAATATCTTTTCACTTTTTAATGGAGTGCCTCCCCATACAGTAGCAGGACATTCTTCATATTCTTCTTTAGAAACTTCACTTACATTAAAATTGGGTTGGAAACCATATCCCATTACGCTTTCCCCTAAGTAAGTACCAAACTTCTTCAAAGCCCATTGAAATGCAATATCTTTATATAGGTAATGTTTAGAAAACACAGCCACATATATTTTATGAGAGAAATTTCCTGTTTCTGTTAAGTCAGGATTACATCTGATACAGAAATACTTAATACGTGAAAGTTAAGTACATGACAAAAATTTGAAAACATCGAATTTTGGAGTATAAGCCGGACGCATAAGTATGGTCGAAATCTCCT